CAACTCGACCGTGAGAGCCTATGACAACTCGACAGTGACAGCCTCTGGCAACTCGACCGTGAGAGCCTATGGCAACTCGACCGTGACAGCCTATGACAACTCGACCGTGAGAGCCTATGATGATTATGTTTCCATTACTGCCTTTATGCTAGCTGTTATTATAATGATCGGGTGCGTATGCAAAATCAAAAAATCAAAAACAGTTCAGGTTATAAAAAATAAAATTGCTCAATACGACAAAAAAACCTTTATCCATATTCATAAAGATAATCTCTTGGACAAAGACACAATAAAGCTTTTTAAAAGCGTTCGGAAAGATAATAGAAAAGATTTCCACTCCAACACAATCAAGTATGAGGGCGAGGTGACTTGTCCAGATTTCAATCCGTCAAAAGAAATTGAATGTGGTCAGGGATTGCACTTATCGCCATATCCAGAACTGGCACTTGATTACAGCCCAGACGGATTAGTTTTGGAGTGTGCCGTGAAGTTAAAAGATTTTGTTGTCTATCCAGAAAATATTACCAAAGTTCGGTGTCGTAAGGTCACTGTGCTTGGTGAATATAAGCCTTGCCGTTAGGTCGAGCCGAAAGGCGATGAAAACCAAAACCGTGAGGCACAAATGAGCCTGACATGAAATTCAGGTAGCAACACCCCGCCAGAAGTAAGCGGCACAATGCTTGTAATGAGCATTGTAAAGTAACAAGCGGTACGGACTAGAACACACGACATAGTTTTCTACAACGGAGAGCCAAAACAAAACAGCCTCCAACGGAAACGAAAACGGTGATTCCGGTTCGAGTTGGGTAATTAGTATCAATAGTGCTGATAGGCAAGCTATCAAGTTCTTTGAATGATTAAAACATGAGGTCAAGGCGTGGGGTATCGGGCAGGAATCAGGGGTGAGTGCCAGCGCAACCGTGAATGACGGGTGGCAACCTAGACAAAGCTCACCTATCCCACGCCACAAGGAGGGTTATGGAACACACAAAATTACCGTGGAATTATTGCGGGCAACACAGAGAAAAACCGGAAGTGTGTATGTGTATGCAAATATGGAGCGAAACAGACGATCTTCCAGTTGCAAAAGTAGAATCTGGCAAATGGGGTGATGAATATCCATCTATTAGGTTTACAAAAGAATCAACTTCATTAAAACCTGAAATTGAGGCTTACATGGATATGATAGATTACGGATTTATTGAACAAGAAACAGCCGAAGCTAACGCCCGTTTTATCGTCAAGGCTTGCAACTGCCACAATGAGATGTTGGAGGCGTTGAAAGAGATCATTAAGTCAATCAACATCGCCAATCCGCTAAGCCCCGGTTATTGGGAATTGCAGAAAGCAAAAGAAGTTATCGCCAAAGCAGAGGGCAAATGAACTGGACATTAATCAAGACACTTACTTTTTACATCTTCACGGCTGTAATGATCGGACTGGAGATCGCACTACTACTTTTATTAAGGGGGTAATCATGGACTGGACAAACACAATAGCATTTATCACGGCAATAATAGTCATAGCGATTTTAATAGTCGCCATGAAAAAAGCAACGTGGAGTAATCCGCTTGAACGAGAGCAAGACCGGATTGCTAATCAGATCATCAGGAATCTGGACAATTTATCTTGTGAAGCGAAAGACGAGATTATTCGCCTCGTGATAAGCGAGGTCTACAACGGTCAGTTTCACATTCACCAGAATCCATCTTGCAAGAGGGCGTAATGAAGAAAAATCATGTTTGGGTGATCGAAGTGTATTTAATAGGGAGTGGAATTTTTATTCCATCAACCATAAATGACCGACATTTTTGGACAAGAAAAAAGGCAAGAACAGCAGTTAAATTAGTATGTAAAAAATCAGACCTTAAATATCGTGTTAAAAAGTATGTGAGCGAGTAATGGGAGCTGAAACAAACGACCTCGACACAAGAGACGAGGACAAGGCGAGAACGGAAGGACGGTTAGTCGAATTTTGGGAAGAAGACAAGAACACGTCCTACGAGGACACGATGGATATGGCTTCAAAGTACATCGACAAATACAGAGGATTTTAGGGGGGGGGATATGAAAAAATATAGACACGGAGATTTAGCATTAATCGGAATAGAGAAACTACCGGAAGTGATTAAAATTTCAAAGTCAAAAGTTCTTATGAATGGAAGTGGCGGTCATGACCATACATTTGACCACGGCGAATTTTATCCTCAACAGGACGGCCTTGTCATTGGCTATCTTGTCGCAAATAACAGGACGCGCCTTTACCATCCCGAACACGGGGAAAAAATTAAAGGAAAAGAACTGCGGGAAGCAAAGATAGCAGAAGGGATTTATGAACTACTCCGCCAGATAGAAGACACGCACGACGGCATGAAACCTGTGATCGATTGAGGTTAATACATGAAAAAAATAAATAATAAATTTATATATCGCGGCGACGTAAAAATTACACACGACAATGCCAAGGAGTGGGCAGACAAATTAAAAGACATTCAACTTATAACCGGCGACCTGTCTATTAACAGCAACACGTCTCTCCCTGCCCTTAAGAGCGTGGGCGGCTACCTGTCTATTTACAGCAACGCGTCTCTCAAAGCTGATTCCCTTAAGAGCGTGGGCGGCTACCTGTCTATTTACAGCAAAATAGACGAAAAACTTGAAAAACGTCTATGGAACAATAATTCGAAAAATAAATGGAATGTATGTGATCTATGTTCTGACTGGCTTCTTAATCAAGACAAAGATTTCACATATCATATCAACGACATCATTTTCGACAAAAATTTATTTACAGCCGTTCGCCTCGGGAACTTATCCGCCGCACAGGTTTTTGAAATAAAAAACATGGAGCAACGCCGCGTCGCTTACGGGAAAATGGAAAAGGCAAAAATGACAGAACTTCCTAACCTGAAAACGCTGGACGAATCAAAAGACAAGTACGGATTTGTTCAGCGGGTAATCAGTTTCACGGTGGAAGGATTTAAAGACGCTTTTCTTTTTTACAACTGTTTTTGTCCATCTACAGGAAGAGAATATTATCTGGAAACGAAACAAAAAACTTGCGAAGCGGCAAAAGCTAAAAGTTTTGGGTTTAACGAAATTGAATTTACAGAGGAATGGTAACACGATAACCCCTTGACCCCGGCGCAGAATAGACCCGTTAATGGCTCCACGCACAGACGGTGAAAAGCCAACCGGGGCGGGGAAAGGAGAAAAGAAATGAAAATAAAATATAGCGTGCGAGAAATGCTTACATTTTCAGGCGAAATTGAAATGACAAAAGAAGAATATGATGATTTGCGGAAACGTGATGACGATGCTCTCGGAAATATCATTCTTGATCGAATAGACAGGAATGATCCGTCCGATTGGGAAATTTACGCTGTTGATGATTTTGAATCAGTGGACGACTAATGCCCCTAGAACGCATAATATTAATCCCCTACGGAGGGGAGAATCACATCATCCATAATTGTGAGAAGTCCGATGCTAAAGCGGTCAAGCAAGCGATACGGGAACTGGCGAGGCTAGAGGGAAAGAATCACATCAAGGTAGATTTAAAGGACGTACTTATAAAATTAAAGTGAGGGAAAAATGAGCGAAGCATTAGTACCGGAAATAGTAGAAAGCAATTACGACAAGGCCATCAATCTGGCTATTGAAACAAAAGCCGATTTGCCAACGATTGGGAAGTTCATGGATTTACGGGAACGGTGGGAAAAGAACGAGGCGAGAAAAGCCTATAACGAGGCAATGACAAAGTTCAAGGCCAATCCACCGGACATTGACAAAAACCGTCATGTCAAGTTTACGACACAAAAAGGAGTTACCGAATACAACCATGCCGACCTGTTCAATGTTACCGATAAAATAAGTTCCGAATTGAGCAAGTACGGATTGTCGGCAAGTTGGACAACAGCACAGGCCGACAAGCAGATAAGCGTTACCTGTCGCATATCTCATGTCAAGGGACACTCGGAGTCAACAACACTTTCATCGAGTCCCGATGAATCGGGTGGAAAAAACTCTATTCAAGCAATCGGTTCGGCTGTGACTTACTTACAAAGATACACTCTTCTTGCGCTCACCGGCTTAGCAACCAGAGAGCAGGACAATGACGGAAATACGGGGGAAATCAAATACATTTCCGACAAGCAGAAGTCAACCATCGTGGATTTATTCAATTCTCTTGAACTAAACGAAGTTCAAAAGGCAAGTTTTTTCAAGACTGCGGGAATTGAGAAAGATGATTTCGATAAAATAAAAGAAACTGATTATAACGGCTTAATGGCGAAACTTAGGGCAACCCAACAGGCGAAGGTGAAAAAATAATGCCGGAGAAACAATGCTCTCAATGTAGAGAAATAAAAAGTGTAACCGAATTTTACACCAAACAATCGTCTAAAGACGGATATAAAAGTGAATGTAAAAAATGCAGTCAAGCTATGGGCAAAAGATAATTTAAGAAAGAGTGCAAAAGTAAATAAGCCACATCAACCAAGTTTAGCTATATCGATATAGGTTAATGTATGGTCATCATTGATTGCGATCAGCGAAGCCCTCTGTGGTTTCAAGAGAGACTAGGAAAGCCATCTGCTTCTCGATTCGGTGAAATACTTACTCCTACTGGTGAAGTGTCTAAACAGCGCAAGGGGTATATGTATGACCTAGCCGCGCAGATCATAAGTGGTCAGTCACCGGAAACATATACGTCTGCGGCGATGGAAGAAGGAATAAGGAGAGAAGCAGAGTCAAGGGAATTATACGAATTAATATACGGTGTAGAAATACAACAAGTCGGGATGATTTTCCCCGATGATAAAAAGAAATATTTATGCAGTCCTGACGGCTTGAGGTCGGACAACATTGGATTAGAACTAAAGAATGTCTTACCAAAAACACAAGTTGAATATTTGTTATCAAAAAAATTACCGTCTATTTACAAACCACAGGTGCAGGGTAGTATGTTGGTAACTGGATTTAAGCAATGGCACTTCATGTCATATTGCCCGTCACTTCCCCCGTTGATTTTAGAAATAGACCGTGATGAGAAGTGGATTGAGAAGTGCGAAATAGAATTAAAAGACTTTAATCTGGAATTAGCAGAAATGGTCAGGAGGTTGACATGATACCGATATTTACAGGGAATGTTATCGCGGGTGCATTGCGGAATTATGTAACTTTTAAATGCCAGAAATATTTAGATACGCTTGAAGGGCAAGCGGTTGAGATCATTATCCGCAAACCCAAGACCAAGCGAAGCGATTTGCAGAACAATTATTATTGGGGCGTGGTCATTGAACTTCTGTCAAAAGAACTCGGCTACGATCAGGACGAACTTCACGAAATCTTAAAGTATAAGTTCCTTAAAAAGTCCTCTGCTTTTGGAGGCATGGAATATGTCAAATCGACTTCCAAATTGAATACGGCTGAATTTGAGGAATACTTGGACAAAATAAAAAGGTGGTCTGCTGAATTTCTGAAAGTGGTTATTCCAGACCCGAAGATGGTTGAATAATGAATACTAAGACAAATAATCCATCAATAAATACAATTAAAAACCGTATATTCAGGGAAAATAACCCAGAATATGACGCAGAATGGCGTAGTAAAAATAGAGAAAAAATAAGATTGCAAAGTAGGGAATATTACAAACGACACATAGAGCAAGAAAGAGAAAGAGCAAATATAAAAAACGTAAAAAGAAGATTGGAAAATCCAACTAGAGAAAGAGAATATATGCGAAGGGCAGATGAGGCAAGGCTTAAAAAAATAGATATTAGACTTCATAGAATGGTTGGAAATTCAGTAAGAAGTTCCATTGCAAGTGGGACGAAGAACAATAGAAAATTAGAAATGATAATAGGGTATAGCATTTTAAGGTTAAAAGCGCACCTTGAAAAACAATTTAAGGCTGGTATGAGTTGGAACAATGACGGGAAATGGCACATTGACCATAAAATACCAATGTCGGCATTTAATTTTGAAACTCCAGAGGATATAGACTTTAAAAAGTGTTGGGCGTTGTCTAATCTTCAACCCCTTTGGGCTGTTGACAATCTCAAGAAACACAACAAGCTAACAAAACCGTTTCAGCCATCATTATTAATAAAGATTATCCCCAATGAATGTGAGGCCGCATGAAATGGTTTAAGCACCGTTGTAAATGCGGAGTAACTATTTACGCATTGACACAGGAGAATCTTGACAAGGCGATTAAAAATCACAAATGCAAGGTGAAGAAATAGTTGACAACTATCAAATAAGGAATAGGGGGAAGTTGTATGAAAGAAATTAGTTTAGAAAATTTATTAAGAGAACATCGTCACGGGACTTTTCCATACGATAAAGAAATTCTCTCCCGCTTCCACGCCCTGACCGATAAGGTTAAGGAGTTGGAAGCCGAGAACGCCGCGCTGAAAAAGGAAGTGGAAGAGTTGAAGTGCTGTGGAAATTGCAGACTCTCAATAGAAAAAGAACATCTTGTTTGTTTGAAGGATGGAATGGTTACTAGTTTTTATAACGTCTGTTCCGATTGGCAGTCCGACAACCTGACGATGGAGGAACGAAATGGATAAGTTGAGCGATGAAGTTTTGACAGAGAAAACTTGCACAAAGTGTCATCATAAAAAGCCTATTTCTTCTTTTGGTAAAGAAAAAAGAAGTATTCGCGGTCTACGCTCCGAATGTAAAGAATGTAAAAGTAAAGAAGATAAAAAATGGCGGAAAGAGAACAGAGAGATATATTTGCAATCACAAAAAGAATGGCGGGACAAAAATCCCCATAAAAAGATAGAAAACGTAAAACGAATAATAAATTGGATGAATATTAATCCAGAAAAGGTAAAAGCAAAACAATATAGATATCGTGGCCTCGGATATGAGCCATTAAACGAAAAATTTGAAGGAGCAGAAGGACACCATATTAATGAGTATCAAGTTATTTACATACCCAAAGCTCTTCACCGATCTTTATGGCATAGTGTATCAAAAAATATAAATATGGATATTATTAACGAAAAGGCATTTGAATTTTTATACGAGAAGGAGGCCGTATGACCGACAACCAGAAGAAACTTATCTTTGAGTATTGCGGGTGGTGTCAACACGAATGGGATAGAAACAATCCCTATAATGACGACATCTGTAAAATCTGTGGAAAATTATACTTTACGGTAAAAGACGACCACCTCCTTGACGGCAACGACATTCTAGAAGCCGTGAAGATAATGGAGAGCAAGGGGGATTGGGGAAAGTTTTATGCTTTCTATAATAAAATTGGGTCAAGACCAGTAGTATTAATAGATAGATTTATTCCTTACCTTCTCCAAAACTTCTTCCCTCTCATGGCAGAATGGCTGGAGGTGAGGAAATGACTTTTTGCATTACCGTTACTATATATGATTTGTTAGCTACACTAGCTGGGTTCGGATTTGTTTCTTCTTCAGTAGCGTTTTTAACTGCTGACAAATGGGGACAAAGAATAAGTCAAATGGTATTTTCCTATATTCAATTAGGCTATTTAATTTTATTTATTATAGAAAGGTGAAGCCATGACCGAACATAAAGAGCCAACCCATGCTGAATGGGCAGAGAGAAAGGATAAGAATGTATAAAGATCATGTAAAAGAAGCGGCGCAGGCGCACTCAAATTTATCAATATGGGCTGCTGTGCTGACCCTAATGGAAGGCAGTCTTCTGTCTGCGCATGGGCACAGGGCCGAAGCGCAGGTTGTTAAAATTGCAAAGCGCGAGATGCAACGTGAATTGAAGCATTACGACAAAGAAAGGGCACAATGTAAGTAGCCCAACAGCGCAATAAGCGGAAAACACGACAGGGAGGAAACTATGAAACCAAAAATAGTATGTCTTTGCGGATCAACTCGATTTTGTTGTGAAATGGCTTGTATTGCATGGGCATTAGAACGCGATGAAGGCTATATAACGCTTGGATTACATCTATTGCCGGATAATTATCCCGGAATACAACCCGACCATATGGCCGAGGCTGAAGGTAAAAAAGAACATTTTGATGAATTGCATAAACGCAAGATTGATATAGCAGATGAAATCTTGGTCATAAATATTGGGGGTTATATTGGAGAATCAACGCGCAGTGAAATTAATTACGCGCTCGCGCATGGTAAAACGGTAAAATATTTAGAGGCATAAGTACGGAATAATGTACTTATAGGAGGAAAATGAAAAGAGAAATAACCGTTAGCATAGGAGAATGGAGGAATAGATGAATGGCATTTTGTAGTTTATGCGGAGAAAAAATGGAAGAGAGAATCGTCTATACGCCTAAAACTCATAAACGCAAGGGCAGTGAATTTATTTGCCCTGTTCACGGTGTTAATAAGCACCCTGTGCTGCAAATAGTCGGGCGCACGAACCCCAATAATCATGCATGTCGTGACTGGGGAAAAATATTAAATAATAAATAACGGAGGAAATAAAAAATGATGAGAGCAAAATTGAAAGTTGCGAATGTGGTTAAGAATGATTCGTTTGAAGAAGTGAATTTCTCGGCGGTATCTGCAAATAAATATCCCGCGGATGGCAGTGACGAAAACAATACATACGCGAAATGGACACCATCCGCTGACTTGAAAATGGTAATAACTAACCCGGCATTGATCGGAAAATTCTACTCCGGTCAAGAGTTCTATGTTGATTTCACGCCGGTAAATTAAAATGCGCCGAGAAATAACCGTTAGCATTGAGGTACTGGACGATAGGCATTGCGGAGTTTTGTGTAACCACCACCTTGACCATTTTGACACACCGTACTGTCATATATTTGGTTTGGATAAACTAAAAGAAGATTCTATCGGCTACCTACGCACCGCAGAGTGCCTAAAATCGGAGGTCAAATGAAGAAACTGATTAAGTCTGACATAATATTTTTGGAGGAAATGAAAGCCAGAATCAAGGATGGATGGGATCGCAAAGACATAACGCAAATAGAATATGCTTTAAAAATGATTAATGATTGGATTGATGAATTGAATACTGCCCCGTCTGGAAACGGTGCAAGGAGAAACAGGATGAAAATAGACATTAGCAAAGGCCGATATTGGGATGAAGGTATTGAACTTGTAAGTGGCTGTACGCCGTGTTCTCCTGGGTGCGATCATTGTTGGAGCGCGGGAATAGCACATAGATTCGATAAAAAAAGACTCGCACCAATGACAAATTCGCATGGATCATTTGCCGGCATTGTTCATTGTCATCCCGACCGCCTCAAACGGTTCAACACCAAAAAGCCGAAAGTCTTTGCGATCTGGAATGATCTTTTCCATGAGGGTGTGCCGGATAGTTTCATAACTCAAGTTTATATTGAGGCGTCAATTCATCCTGATAATACATTTTTAATTTTAACAAAACGTCCCGGTAATATGGCTCGCGTTGTTTCAACTTTTCCGCGCTGCCCCGATAATATTTACAACGGCCTCACCGTCTGCAATCAGCAGGAAGCCGACGAGAAAATCCCTATATTCCTTCAAGTGCCGGGGAAGAAGTTTTTATCTATTGAGCCTTGCTTATCACATATTGACTTGACTAAATGGCTCATTCCTGATAAACTTGCAGAAAAATCAGGAGGCGAAAATTATGAAAGAGAACGAGAAGGAATTTTTAGCACAGGTGGCACTGGGTTGGTTCAACGTGAGCACGGAAAACGGGATGATAATGAGGATGGCCAGGATGTTCGGCAGCAGGATCGGAAACAAATCTCACGTGCGGATGTTGGAAAATCCAGTCAGGGCGGAAAGGTCGATCTCAAGAAATCACTTAAAAATATGGTTCACAACGGAAGAGAAGCGGATGGCTGTATATTCACACAGGATAATTTGGATGATAGCCAACAATGCGACAATACCAGACGGACTGGAAATCAATCACAAGGACGGGAACCCCAAAAACAATCGAGCGGAGAACTTAGAGGTAGTAACGAGACAAGAGAACACACTTCATGCCGGAAGAGTGTTGAAGGTGATGGGGAAGAAAAACCAGACAGGAGAACGCAATGCTTATGCGAGAGTGAACGAGGAACAAGTTTTAAAAATAAGAAAGCTGTGCAAAATGAAAACAATGCCTCAACATCAAATAGCAAAACTTTTCGGGATAGAACAGGTGACAGTAAGCAACATTCATCGAAGAAAAACATGGAAACATCTTCCAGAATAAGCCTTGTTATCCTCGGCGGCGAAACAGGCGCGGGAGCAAGGCCGCTTCATCCTGATTGGGTAAGGTCTGTAAGAGATCAATGCGCCGCTGCGGGGGTGCCGTTCTTCTTTAAGCAGTGGGGTGAATGGTGGGGAGATAGGAAATTGATAACGCGGACAAAGCAATCTGTAATTATGGGCGATACCGTTATGCACAGAGTCGGTAAAATAAACGCCGGTCGTATTCTTGATGGACGGACACACGATGATCTTCCGTGGGAGAAATAGCTTGAACTCTGTTGCCGAAAAATATACCATACCCCGAAATGGGGGAGGTCTGTGCATGAAAGGCAAAGTGAAATATAATGCCTCTCGTAAACTATGGTATGTTTCTTGGGGCAACTTTAAGATTTACCGATACAAGGGTGAAGTCTGCAAGGGTGAGTTTGCGGAGAGAATGGCAAATAAGCTTCTCTCTACCATGCAATCAGACTTTGAGATAAATCCAGAAGCGTTCAGAATTGAGAAATACACACAACAGCGATCAGACGTAATCCCTTATTTGAGAGAATGGATTAAGACGCAAAAGGATTCACTTTCTCCGGCTACCTATCACGATTATTTGAACTCAATCGAAAATCATCTTGTGCCGTGGTTTAAGACAAAAGATATTCAGTTACACGAATTAAGATATGACGATTTGTGCAAGTTGCTTTCAGAGATTAAGCGAGAGGGCAAGGGCAAACAGAACACAATGTTTTGCCTCCATGCTTGTCTTAAATACGCATGGAAGTCTGGGCGGATAGTTGCCATGCCTCCGTTTCCAGAAAGGCGCAGGTACGGCATTGTCGATAAAAAGATAGTATCTATACCAGAGGCTCGACAGATTGCAGTTATTAACGCTATTCCGGCAGAACATCAGCCTATCTTCTGGTGGTTGAAATATCATTACCGCAGACCATCAGAGGCGATTGTATTGAGAAAGGAAGATTATGACAAAGAAAGAGATTGTTTCATCATCAGAAGAGGATTGTCAAGAAAAGTGGAAACAGACAGAACAAAGACTGGTGCAATACATGATGTTCCTTGTGCAGAGGAATTTAGACCATATCTTCAATATTGTCTTAACCAATTCAGCTCATATATGTTTTCCCATTCCAGTTCCAGACTCAATGGAAAACGATATCAAAGCGACTTTCTCAATGACCTCTGGAACAAAGCCTGTAAAGAGTGCGGAGAGTCAATCAGAATGTACGCCGGATTGAAGCACAGTTCTTGCAACGCTTTTGTAAACGAGCAAGGTCATTCGATAGACGAGCTTCAAATGTTGACAGATCATAAACGCAGGGATTCAGTTTTAAAATATACAGATGTTAAGTTAGAGGCGAAACGTAGGTTAATGGGCAAGGTAATCAAACTTGATAAGGTGGGTGAGAAATGAAATCTCCGGTAACAGATCAATCTTTGGGTATTAACTTATATCATCACGAGAGATTTTCAGATTTACGAAAAAAAGCAAAAGATGAATATATTGAACGAGCAAAGAGAAGTAAAAAAGATAAGTCCATAAAAATTCCTAGATATAAAATTGGAGATTTTATAGTTGTTAATCATTCATATACGAATAAAAAATATTCCCTTTTAGAAATAATAGACACAGAATTTAATGGATATGATTATAATTATTATGGCATAATTATAAAAACAACCAGTCCCGATTTAACAACAAGAGTTGGTAGATTATTTAAAACTGGATATGGATTTCACGGGAACATAGAAAATATACCACCAGACAGTATAAAGTGGAAAACTGCCACAGAACTGCCACAGCAAAAAGAGGGGTGACTAAAGTATAGAATTATAAAGGGAAAATAATTGACGTATGGTTTCGATTCCCATGCACTTCCGCCAATTCTCTTTATAAATCAAGCATACAATACCGAGAACATACTGCTACAAAACTGCCACAAACTTGGGCGAGTGGATTTGAACCACCGGATATGTAGATCATGGGGCGCATAAGATATTAACATTACTTAACAAATATTAACAAAACATACGTTAGTGGACGTTTAGAGGATGGCAATAAACGCTCATTGCGTTTTTAACTGACGGATAAGGAGGGAAGATGATGAATTTTTATGTACCTAAAAATTTAGAAAAATATGTGAAATGGCACATCCCATTTACTCCTTATTATTTATACAGATATGACAAAGTATGGCGTGTCGTTGAAAAAGAGATTCGACAAAGCAGTTTTTTTGACGAAGATAGAAGAAGCTACCATTACAGATTTTTATAATACAGGAGGCCACATGAAAAAGCTGATCGTTGCTTTAATACTTCTACTCGCAGTTCCGGTACAGGCTGATTATAAATTTGCTGAAAATTGGACGTGGAAAGATACGGCTTATGAGGGAGTATTTCTAACCATAATCGGAGTTGATTACTTGCAGACACGAACACAGGCCAAGAATAACTGGTATATTGACGGTCATCAATACAGAGAATCTTGCCCCTTAATGCCGGAACACCCGAATACTAATGAAGTTGACACGCATTTTGCTATTTGCGCGATAGGCCATACCGTGATAGCATTAGCTTTGCCTCCAGAAGCGAAGATATTTGACCACAAGGTGAACCCCCGTAGAATCTGGCAGATGATCTGGATAGGCGTAGAGGCCGGATATGCCGTTAATAATTATTCAGTAGGCGTTAGGATTGAGCTTTGAAATTACCTAAGAGCAACAAGAAGCGAATCATTAAAAAGTGGTTCAAACGTACCGGATATTATAAAATTACCCAAAGAAACAAATTGGGACGGGACGAGAACGGGTTGTATTGGTATAAAGCGAAAGTGTGGATTTAGGTTTTATAAGGAGCTATATGTTTCAACAATTATTCACTGATGAAAAAACTCCACCAGAGAAACTTCCACAAGCGTGGGTAGAGCTTAATCCTAAAATGATAGGGGTTGGGACACAATACTGGAACGGGAGCAAATGGATTCCATGCAACAAAAAATCTTTATTTCAACGCCTTTTTGAAGCACTCCACCTGTGCTGATTTAGCCAGATACCCTTCTGTAATGAGGTTCAAAGCCTCTAGGATAGATTTATCATCCGTTATGACGATAGGCTTTAGAACGGGGTCTGGACACGAAACATCGGGCTTAATGTTTACCTTATGGCAAGCTAGAATTGAACCTGTCAACAATACTATTAGCAATATCGTAATATTCTTTTTCACGAGTCCTTCCTTCTTTCAGGGGTTTAATTTGTTCGCTTATCTTACTTGTCACAACGGCGTTCTTCTTTAAAGCAACGGTCATTTCGTCTATGGCTTTTTTGTTGTTTTCAGCCATTAAAAGTTGAGCGTCTTTTTGAGCAATAATGTATTGTTGGTATGTAATTTGAAGATTATATTTACAATATGCAAAGTAAACAGAGAGTACCAATAGGACAATTATTGCAAGGTTCTTAGGATTCTTAACTACGTCCCATATCATTTTTAAGGCAACCATGTTATTTCCTCAACGGATTTGTTTCTGCGAACTTCTGTAGAGCTTTCGGTATAAAAGCACCTATTAGAAACGCCGTGAAGATGTAAAGTCCTGTAAACGGGTCTGCGGGAGGCTTAAAGAATATCAGAAATGCCGTTCCCAGACAGGCTATAAAACTACACCAGGACATTACCCGCATTGTAGAGGGGTTGCCGTTATCATCCGTTAAAATAGTTGTTTCGTTCATTTACCTTACTCCATTCCATTCTAAGCTATAATGATTTAAGTCTTTAGCGATTCGTGGAGAACCGCCGATCTTATCCCAGAAGTCATGCAATTCAGCGTGTCCCGTCCCGTCTTGAAGCCATACGCCGTTCTTAAATATGTTTAAATCCTGTCCAAGCCTGACATAGTGGGTCGAACCTTTTGCATGCCCTGTCCCGTCATCGTCATATCCCTCGCCTAACGTAAGCTCGTATCCTATGTCGTAGGCATGGATAATCAGTTTGGCGACCATTAAAGTAAACTGTCTTTGCTTTTCACCTAGAGTCATTTACACACCTGTCCTGTTCTCGCTTCGTGCGCTCCCTCGATATGCGAAACTCTTTTTTCAAGGTCGTTATATTTGTTGAAAAGAACGTCCTGATTGCTCTCGAACTTTCTCAATGTCTGAATGACGAACCAACTCACAATTATAAATAGTCCGCTGATTAACACGGTCACAACATCAACATGTTCTGTCCATGACGGTTCTGACGTAGCGGCATAACAAGTCACAACGGCAAAAAAGATGATTAATATTCCTAACGTCCATTGATAGAGTTTCAACCTGTGTTTAAATGCCATTTGACTTTCCCCTTAGTTTTATTTATTCACTCTGTGACGGGTGAGGTTTTCCCTACCTCTTTGGCAGTGTCCAGACTGCCCCCGTCCTCTCTTTACTGCAAAACCGCTTTCATTTGATTTACTTTCTCTATTTCTCCCGCCGCGCTGTAATGCGTCCCGTCTATGGTCATGGTCGTTCCGTCGTCTGCGCCTCTAAGCCATGTGTACTCATTGTCACCGACAAAACAAACGCCACTGTTCGAGGCTATCAATTCGTCAATGTAACCGGCGAATGTTAATGCGTCATCGTCATGATCTCTTTTCCACGGCTTCGTTAAATATATTTTTGCCAGAGGCCATTTAGCGTGGACTGCGTCAATAATCGTTTGATAATTTGCTTTCCATGTTTCCTCGGTTGGCAGTGGATCGCTCCAATCATTAACTCCCAAATTTATTAAAACGACTGATTGAACGGTCTGTGGAGGCAACAAAACACCGCCTATTGATGAGGCCCAGTTTGCTACCGTTGTTCCGGCTACCCCCACATCAGCGGAGTAATAATTTAATGCGCTTGCCAAATTTCCCACCCACACATCCCCCGCTGTTTTTGAATCTCCGATGGCCATGAAACTAGTTAAAAAAAAACCTCCGACTGTTCCAGTATATGAAGTACTGTTGGCGTTCACTCCGGAATTTGAATACCAACTCTGAACAGTATCGGAATTGGTCACAATCGTAACCCCTCCGTTTGCGCTCGGAGTAAGAACTTTTTTAAGAGCAAGATTGTCAATCCAACATACTTCACCTGTGCTAAAATACGCCAACCTAAGCCTTATGGAATTAGTTGAATTGGCGGTAAAATAAAATGTCTGTGTAGCAAAAGAAGTATTGGTTAAAGTTATGGTTGAATTTAAATTACCGTAAGCAAGATTCAGCCACACGTTTCCAGTGACCTTTGCTTTCATCGTTAATTTGTATAATGCCCCAACGGTAAGGTCGGCAGATAAATCAGCGGCATCGGCCAACAGCACATAAGCACCGGAAGCATTGTCCACATAAGTAATCTTTAGTGCGTAATCACCTCCGCCCTGATCTTCTGCTTCGATGGTATTGTTACCGTAAACAATCCAACTACCTGTAGTCCCTGCGCCAGAGCCCTCAAAAGTGCCTTTGGTAGCGTCAAATAAATCCCCACCATAGGTTTCACCTGTCCCTGCGGCCATTATCTTTCCGACAATGGTTTTAGGTTGGCTGTCCGTTAATGTAATCTTGAAGCCCTGATATTTTCTTAAATCAACGGACGGGTTTGTAATAAAGGCAGTGCCGTTAACCGTTGATAAATTTCCGGTAAATCCGGCAAGCGTTACCGTTCCGTTGTTATACTTTATTGATTTATTTATTTCATTGAGCGTGAACTGGTTTTGACCGCCTACAATGGTGCAGTAGTTCACGGTTTCCGGCTCTATTCCTCTATGAAAATACTGATACGCCCACCCGTTAAGAGGGAAAAGCAATATCAGTAAAAAGATAAACTTCCTCATTTAGTTCCCTCCGTAAGCCGATGAAAGAGTCCTGTTAAATCTGATTCGCATACCCGTTAAAGCTACTGGCTGTGCGTATGTGTCAGAGGTCGGACGGCACACAGATATACGGCACTTCTTCCCCGCACCCGCGCCGGTCAATGTCACCGCGCCTGATTCATTGGTGATAACTTCGTCATATTGAGCGTAGGTAGCATCAGCCGTAAATATCGCATTGACAGAAGTTCCCATTGCCTGATTGAGCGAGTCAGAAGAACCGACACAGAACCCTGATATTGAGTAAATGACGGTTTCAAGGTTGGCCGGAGCTGTCGCATTGCTCACGATAGAAAACAGTTTTGCGTTGATCGTCCCTGCGTTCCAATCGTAAGGGAAATAGGTGTCAAAAAGTAAGCACTGTTGCGAGGTATGGGCGTATTCCCGACCTATCGCCGCACGAGAATATTCATTCCCCGTTGTGGTTGCGATTGAGAAGTTAGACGCACCTGATACGTTGACTTTAATTGTGACATTAGATGAGGTAGGCATGAAATACGAATCACACGCCGTAGCATTAGCCAACGTGCAAAGCGAATATGAACTTGCTCCAGAAGTGACCGTTATGTTAGGCACTGCGCCGGAATTTAAGGTAGGCGTGAATTTATAATGAATGAGCTTGCCAACGGTCAGGCCGGAAAACGTAATCGTAGCATTAGAAGCGTCACTGGAAGCCGCTGACGTGATATTACCCGAAGTCCCCGCTGTGAAGGTCGTCCATGCACCACCCGCATTAGCCGCAGTGATATTATCCACTGTGATAGCCGTTAAGTTTCCCTGTATCTTAGAAGCTGCACTAGGCTGATAAGGCGTATCAATACCAGCGTCAACGGACATATACAGAAAGTCGTTTACCGTGATGTTGCCACCCGTAATATTGGCTGAACCTGTATTGAGTTGAGTAATGTTAGCTGTCGTAGCCGTAAGAGTCGTGATGTTCGCCGTGGATAACACCGCCACGCCAGATGTGATATTAGCCGCACCCGTAACGGAAGTTGAAGCCGTTGAGCAAGTCCCGTCACTTTTTAAGTATCCCGAACACGAACCACTCCCGAACTGATTGACTATTGATTGCCACGTTGAGATAACGGGAACACTATTATTAAATTCACCAAAACCAGATGCAAAATTCATCGTTGTTATAACTATAAAAATAGCAACAACAGACGATATAATAATGTGTTGAATATATTTTTTCATCTATCCCCCCTTAGCTTTCACAAAAGTTCGCAACAACCGCCCCGCCTTGTCCTGCGGTAGCAAAAACAACATTGGCAATTAATTGTTTCTCGCTACCAATTAGCGGCATGGGTATTCGATAATTACCTGTCGATGAAATGGTCATTGTATAAGCAGAAAGAGTTGTCCCACTGATACTGACATGACGGTACTTATCCGTTGCGTGTAGAGATGGGTTTACGGTGTCAAAAGTGATTGAAATACTCGCTTCCGTCCCCTTTGTGTACTTGACATACAGAATCAATCCCTCTGGATTGTTCGTTTTATACGTCACCACGAAATTAGGGTCTGTTCCTGTTACTGTTCCGGTTGTTGAAGTACATGCGTTAGCGGCCATGATTTATTCCTCCATATTGCTTGATTGATTTTCATTGTTTAAATATTCATGTGCTTTAGAAATATGATTCAGTATATCCGCTATTTCTAAATTCCTTCCTTGACATATAATCGTTGCTTCTCCCCGATTCTTATTGTTGGAAATGGATTGAGATATGAGAGAATCATTTAACCACTTTACGATTGTTTTAAATTGCGTGTTTTCTCTTAATCCGATTATTGCTCTGACGATTTCCTTGTCTGGTTTGTTCATTGTGCTCCTCCTGGGGTTGAAGCAGAATCTCTAAGTTATGGCCTTTTGTTCACACCGTCACCGGGTCGAGAAACCTGCCCCACTGGTGCTTTGGGCGATTGCGATCTGTTATCGGTTCCCTTCACGGGGTTGCCCGATTCATCTAAGGTTGCCGGACTAGGCGGAGGGGGAGCAAGTTGAGGCTGAACGGGAACGGGTTTTAATTCCTCGTCAATTTCAAGCCCTAAGTCTTTGGCAATGCTGAACAACATTTTGCGTCTGTTTTCAGAACCGATTAACTGTATGTCAACTGGATTAGAAGTGGCCTGAACGTACTCATTCTTACGCATGGTAAGCTGTTCTTTGGCGGCCAAAGCACTGGTTCCCTCGGCTACCATTTTATAATCACCGACAAGGCCGTATATGTCTTGGTTGTCTAACAAATAATCATAATGCGATTCTGTGATAGGCACGATAATATCCAAGTCGATATTCCTGACAACACCCCTGATTCCTCTGTTAGCCATTTCCCGCATTTGATGTAAACCGGACGAATTAGAAGCCGCACCGACATTACCGCCATGTTCAAAGCTAGGAACACCGGAATGTTCATCGGCTATTCTTGAGAAAGTATTGTAAACAGTAATGAGCTTTTCCGTGACCATTTGAGGCTGATAGAAATTGACAGCCTTGGAACCAGAACCCATTTCCTCGTTGGTCGTAAGAAAAATTCTCCCCGGCCAAACCTTGCGTGAAGCTCCGACTTCCAAACGGTCAACATTAAGGTCAACCATCGGCAAAGAACCCAACCCGACATTCGCCACAATCGCCCGTCCGCAAGCATTACAAACCTGTTGGCAGTCCTCTATGACCTCCGGTATGCCCTTATTCCAGAACGAATCATTGACTTTATGGAATGATGTCACGTTAAAAGGCTTCTTACCCATCGTGTCGTAATTGAGCATTGCCTTGATAACGTGATTCCCTATTTTCCATACACAAACAGGATATTCGTTATCTTCATCATCTACCGTTAATCCCCACTCCCTCAAAGGCTTGCCTGATATTTCATCCCACAATTCCAGACAGTAAATGTTTTCATAAGGCGAAGTGTTAGAGGGGTCATCACCCATGCCCTCTTTTGTTTCTTGAGAAAGTTCCAACCAATCGTTTTTAAGAGTACCCTCTTGAAACTCTTTCAAGACCGCCCGTATTTCTGTTTCGTTAAATCCCTCTACTCCGATAAGATCATAAAGCTGTTTAGGTCTTAAAGTGATAACGTCAAACAAATACCCATCGTGGACTCCGGTACTTCTCGGAGAAGGGAAAATGGAAAACGGTGAACGCCGTTCCCATTGCGGAACGATTCTTGTTTCTATTTGTTTGGACAATCTGCCGGACGGGTCTTGAACAGTTTTCTTGACTCTTTCGTTTCTAAAAATAGCACCCTTGATGATACCGGCTTTCAGACTTACAATGTCGTCAATAACGTCATCCATTGCCTTGTAGAAACCGCCCTGAATAAAATCATCGTCAATCTTATCCTCTATTTCAGCGGCCATGTTCTTGGCCGTTTTAATCGTTTCCTGATGGACTTTTTCTTTGATTTCTTCCGATTTGGAAACAATCATTTCCCTCAACTGCGAAGAAGGTATTTGCTGGCCGGATTGCATGGCCTCATTCACGGCCATTTGAATATACATATTCAAAACGCCCTGCTGAATTTTCAGAACAACAGCTTGCGGGAGTTCTGGGATCGTTGTAGGTTTGACGGAGAATATTCTTTTGCCCGGTTGAGAAATAATATCCTTAATCTGATAAATAGCATTGGCACACTTTGTTTCTGTGATGTTTAAGAATATTTCCGGCTGTTCCACCGCTTTGATTTTGGCGAGTTTTTCAGGCGAATATTTCCCCTTTCTCTGATAAACACTATCGAGCATTTCCTTTTCAATGGGGCGCTTCGCTTCTTTAGCATCCGTCCATTTTTTGTTGATTAACTGATTAAGTCCGTCAACTAAGACTTCACTGGAAGAACTTTGCTCTGCTCTGCGGTCTAATTCCTGCTGATTTAATTCGTCTGCTGATAATGTTTCGAGCAATTCAAATCTCATGTCATTCCCCTAAAATAAAAAAGACCACTACCTGTTAAGGTGAGCAGCCTTTGTTCTCGTAAAATTTGAGAGGTAAGCTAAATGTTTAGTGGATTACTTCTTCTTTAATTTCCTTTTTTAAAGCCGTTATTTCATTTTGCTTTTCTTCGTCCGTCATTTCCTGATAGTCTTTTGTTTTGACTAGTTCATTAATTGCTTTGTTTACTTTATTGTTATATTCAATATTCAGTCTGTTAAATTCCTTTTCTCCCACTTCATCTTTGAGGTCTTTCATTTCCTGCGTATTCTTATTGTTCCACTGTGCGTTATTCTGATAAGTATTAGCGTTAATGCCGAACAGGTCAAGGAAACTACCAAGAACCGCAACCGCCTCGCCCTCTTTATAGTCACCAAAAAAGTTCTGATAAAAATTTGTAATTGGTATGGGAAGGGTTAAATCCGCAACCGTGCTTACAATGGTCGGCTTATTGCCCTCAAAATTCCTTCCTTTTGCAATATATGTAGCTTCTCTGACTAAAGGGGTTGTCTTGTTCATTAAAAAATCAAGACCTACATCAAAAATGGTTTTATCCGCTATTCCGCCCTTGTTTAATTCTTTGATAATTCCTGTCTGCGAGTTCTTCACTGCCGGAAGCCCTGCAAGTCCGCACATAATCCTTGATGATAAAGTAATGTAACTTCCCATTCCTCCGGTAATGTCAATTCTTGTATTTCCGTTTTTATACTTCATAAAGTCTGTACTTCGTGGGTCTGTTTCAACACTCCCAGGGTCAAGAGCGTTTATAACAGCGGCAACTCCCGCAATAGAAGTTGTGGCCTTAAAAAGATTCAATGCCGCCTGTTTTCTAGCGAATGAAGTTTTTAATCCCCCGCCTAGTCCATGAGCAGTTAAGAACTGTACGTTTGACCACATCATTCTCGGCGCCCACAAGACAAGACTTGTGATATTGGCTTTCCCGATATTCGCCCTTGCCGTAACGCCATTGACTAATTGTCCAATGTCTTTAATGAGTCCATCGTTTATTTCAACACCGTTCTTTTTTGCCGTGTCCAAAAGCAAATCGAAAGTTTCCATTCTCATTCTCAAAGCGGAATTATTAAACGCCACTTCAGAAGCCTTGAACGCCCGCCCTAAATACGGGACTCTAGCGGGGTGAGAAGTCGGGTACTGTTCTTCAAACTTCGCCAATATCCCCGCTTGCTGATAATAGTCGTTCATGTAATTATCTCTTGAAACCAAATCAGCATGAAGAATATCTTTAGCCTGTTCGTCACCGTGTTTTTCTTTAAGGGCTTTGTAAATATCCCCGAATGACTTATAAGCGGATTTCGCCCATGAAGTCGGGTGGGTCAGTAATACCTTTAATCCCTGACGACCGATGAAACTATTATCAATCGAGGCCACCATTGCCACGGAGTTCTTGTCAACTTCTACAACCGTGTCCAGTGCTACCTTGCCAACGGCTTTTGTTTTGTTTTCTGACCAGTCTTGCTTAAATTCACCCACTCTCCGTTCCGTTAGTTGCCTAATGGTCAAATCAGGGTCTTTCAGTTCTTCAACGTATTTGTCGGATAAGACTTTGGCCAAGCCGTATTCAATCTTATCTTTATAATTTGTCCATCCTGTGTCCGGTGAGTAATTCTTTTTAAGGTTGTCGGCCTTTTTAGACAGGTCAAATATTCTCTGCGCTTCTTCCCTTGTAACGTGCGTTCCTAACTTAGCGTCAACAAGATCATTTAAAAACGCCTCGTCCTCTTTCGGGTTGAACATTCGCTCCGTCTGCTGTTCTTTATAGTCTGCCATTTTCTTTTCAAATTGCGCTTTCTTTTCCGGTGAATATCTGCCTATCTCACCAACCTTAGAAGCCCAATTTATAATGCCTCTCATTTTGTTCGGCAAAACAAGTTTCTGCTCGAATAAAAGATTTACCTGTGGAGCATTGTCACCGGCATACTGTCTTAGAAATTCAGTTCTCTTGGCTGAATCCATTTTCATTAATTCAGGTATATCTATTCGATTGCTCATAAGAGCTTTTTTAAAGGCTTCAACATCTTTTGGCGGTAAGCAAAATGGTTTCATATTAGCACGCAATTTTTTTAAGAAAACGTCCCCACATAACTTCCTCTTTGTTAAGATTAAGTTTAGCGGTTTCTTCTTTAATTGATTTTTTCAAACTCTTTTCTTTGGCTGAAAAATCCTTTGTCTGTTTTTCTGCTTTTTCAACCCTGGATTTTTTCACTTCCTGTATTTTACTGACAACGCTATCCTTTGCCTTGCCCCACGCACTAGCCCCCAACGTCTGCGCCGCAACGCTTCTTTCTGTGGCAATGGGGGATTGTGCTAGGTCATAGATCGTATTAAAGTCACCGCTTTTCTCTGCGATAGCTTCTACCGTGTTAAACAGGACTTGTTTGTGAATGTCATTAGGAGTCGTAATCTTTCCCGTTGCCATATCCCTTGCCCTGTCTAAATCGTTCGTAACCAAAGTAGATACTTTATCAACAACCCCCGCTTTTGTATGAGAATCATATTGAGCAAGTTCTTCTTCTGGCAAAGCCTCAAAACCTTTTTCAGCTAAGATTTTATTAGCGTCCAGTGCCGCTTTGGACGGTTTTCTTGCACCCTCCGGCGTGTATTCCTGTTTGACATTCTCTATGACAGGTTTTGCTTTGGGAATAACCTTTTCTACTTTAGGTTCTGGCTTTACTTCTTCCGGTTTGTATTTATTTACAGCAACAAACTTCTTTGCCGTGTCAGGATCAAATCCACCTTTGACTAATTGTTCCCCAAAAGAAACACCGGCTTGTTTCGCTTTGTCACTTATCTTTAAGAAGTCATCATACAGCCTTGCCCTTGCGTCCAACATTTCCTGTGAGGCGGCATGACTTCCGACCTGACCTTTTTCTCCTAATGCGATATTAATGTCTTTGGAAATGTCTTTGATGGTGCGAGGCTCTTCTTTGAGCTTCTGTATTTCGGGTGTTTCAACTGCCGCTTTAACTGGTTTTCCCTCTAATGGTGTTTCAAGGGGTGTTTCTACTATCTGTTTTTTAACTTTGATAGCGTCTATGTTTAATGTGTCATCGAGATGAACTTTTAATGTTTGACCGTCTTTAAGTACTATATGACC